ATAGTTTCTAGTTGTAAAACTTACTTTAGTGTCACCCGTTTGTTCAATAAAATCTGGTATGAATCTACTTATTCTCATAATGTATTCACCATCTCCTCTAAGATCAGGTGTACCTACAGCCTGACCTGTATTACTTCTTTTTTGAGTGATGTCAAAATCACCTGATAAAATATTTGCTTGGATAGCTGTAACAACTCCTCCTGCATTTACTTGATCGGTACCTGTTTCGTGCTCATAGTATATACTAATACCATCCGTGTTACCAATAACATCAAAAGAATTGTTGTCTGTAGCATCATAGTAAGTTGCGTGTGGTTTATCAAATACAGCAGAATCCTGCCAAGCCGTTCTAGCCAAACTACCAACGGTCCATATAGGTTGTTTTGGTGATGAGTCTAAATAGTTATAGACTACCATTCTATCTACAGCCTCTGAACCATTACTGCAATAAAACCAAATTATTTCTCCGTATAGATTATTTAATCCACAGTTAACTAAATCCCTTGCTACTAAATTTATTCCCGGTCCGGCGTCTGTGGAATAAACATAATCTTCTACTAAAGAAGGTAGTGTTTTTAACTGACCGTCATAATTAAAGAAACCATTTTCAGACATCCAGTAAGCAGATCCATCAACTTCTTTACAAGCATTTTTTCCTAAAAGCCCACAGTTAGTTCCAACTTGTTGAAAAGAAAAAGTAAAAGGCTGACCTACGAATTGCATTAAAAATAATGCTGTATCAGTCCAAACATAAATAGCATCTCTACCTTTAATGGCTCCCATAATTCTTGAGCCATCCGCTAATCTTTGGGTACCTGCAGTGTTTTCAGCTTTAACTGTATAAGAATCTGTTTGATTAATACTTTCCTGATCAGAGAATCTAATAAACATATCATCTTGAGTTGTTGGATCTCCAACAGTAGTTTCTGTACCAAAAAATACTAAGTGTCTGTCGGGAGTAGATACTAGTACATGACGTGATGCTGTTGGTGCATTTGCTAAAATAGTTGCTCTTGTGTCGGTTGCATTTGCTGGTGCTCCGTCCCATTCAAAGCAAGCCCCGTTATAAATTAGTGCAATAAGTTTTTGACCAAAGTTATCTAAAACCCATAAACCAGGTGAAATATCAAAATCTACAAAAGAAGCTTCTTCACCCCATGCAGTGTAGTCTGTAATATCGGTAACTGTTACTCCTCCGCTGTGAGTTGTTTTTGTTGTGCCATTGACTCCTCTAGCCCCACCACTTAAAGTATTTGTACCTTTGTTATTGTTTGTATAACTAATGTCTTCTGTACCAATTCTAATTTCTCCAGCATCGGGAAACGCTGCTGTACTTGCAAGAACTATATTAGTTGTAGTCGTATCTGTTAAAGCTGTAGCCAATGTAGAAGTTGCCTCACCCGTTACTGTACCTCCATAGTTTCCAGCACTCCACCCAAAACCACCAACTTGTATAGAAGGACCGACTCTATAATAACAGAGAACAGATGCAGAGCCCCCATTAGTTACAGGAGTACCAACTTCTGCTGTTGTCATAGTTACTGTGAATGTAAGTGCATTTGGTACTGATGTGACCATAAATTTTTTATCTTCAAATGAAGCATTTGTAAAAGTAGATCCTGATAAACCACTAACACTTTCAAATAAAACAATATCATTTTGTAATAATCCATGATTCCCGGTGCATGTTATAGTGACCGACGTTGAAGAAGACGTACTCGTGAAATTAACACCCGTTAAAGTTTCTCTAATTGGGTGAATATCATAATATGTACCACCGGCATATACATATAGAATTCTATTAGTACCTAATGCAGCATATTTAATACTGTTGTTATTTTCCCAGTGGTGGATTGCAGTGGTTGTACCAGTTAAATTATCTTCCCCTAATTGAGACCAACCTCCTATTTTCTCCGGAGTACCGTATCTAAAACGTACATTATCACCATCAAACCACTGACCTTCAGCGCCTGTTTCGGTAACTTGTTTATTGAATCCTGGAGCAAAACCTAATTTTTGTAGCATATAAAAACCTGTTGAAATACTTTAATAAACCTTATATAGTAATATATAGATAATGAAAGAAAGAAAATATGTTTGAAAATATAATTAAATTTAGAGCTAATGAAGAATATATTAAACATTATACAGAATGTTTACCTATTCCGTCTATAATAAATATTCCAAAATGGTATAAAAAATTAGAGCATAGTAAAGCTAAGCAAACTGTTAAAGGATGTATGCCCTTTTTAGATTCTCTAACTGCTGGATATATTCTTAGAATGCCAGTTGATTATCTTATAGCCCATAATATCGAACATGAAGGTGAACAAAAAACAGGGATGCTGTCGGGGTCAGAAAGGTTACAAAAATTTGAAGTTTCTAAAGAAATAAATTTAAATTACGGACAACAAGAAACTCATAGTACTGTTCAATTAAAAGATTCACCACTTGTAGAAAAAAATAAAAATCTTCCTATTCACAAAATTTTAAATCCTTGGATAATACAAACTCCTCCCGGATACTCATGTTTATTTTTACCTCCTATGAATAATACTGATGATAGATTTTCAATTATACCTGCCATAGTTGACACAGATACTTTTAATGAAGAAATTAATTTTCCCATTATAGTCAATGGGGATAAATACTCTACACTTGAAACAACTATTGAAATTGGAACACCTTACGTACAAGTTATTCCTTTTAAAAGAGAATCATGGAAAATGAAAATAGAGTCTATAGATATTAAAGAGAGACAATCAAATCATTTATCCAAGATAAAAAATGTCTTACATAACTACAAAAAAATGTTTTGGAATAAAAAATCATGGAAATAAATAATTCATTAGAAAAATATATTAAAGTGTTTAACAACGCTATACCTGATGTTATTTTAGAAAATTTAATAAAAATTTGTAAAGAATCAACCTATTTTCAACAAGCAAGTATTATTGGAGAAGACTATAAAAATGTATTAGACGAAAAAATAAGAAAAACTTTTTCATGGCATATGAAAAATATTGGAGTAAAAAGTCTCACTGAAGTTCATTGGACAAATTTTTTATATAACGTGTTTAACCAGTCAGTAGATAATTATTTAAAATCTCTTAACATAAGTGAAAGTTATCTTGTCAATGATATACAAATTTTAAAATATAATGTTGGAGGTCACTATAAATTTCATATAGATAACGCAGTAAATATACATAGGACATATAGCTGTATTTTTTTTTTAAATGATGATTATGAAGGAGGAGAGTTGATTTTTAAATTCCCAGGAGATAATCGTGAATATAAAATAAACAAGCAAAAAAATTCTGTAGTAGTTTGGCCTAGTAATTTTTTATATCCTCATTCAGTAACACCAGTTATTAAAGGAGAAAGATATTCGGTAGTATCATGGGCACGATAGGAAAAGATTTTAATTATAAAATAATAAAGAACTTTTTATCAAAAGATGAAATAGACTTACTCACAATTTATTGTGAAATGAAGCACAGAACAAATATAACAAGTTTTGATTTAGAACAAAGTAATGTTGCGGATACTAAATACTATGGAGACCCTGTTACTGATTCTTTAATGTTAAAGAAAAGAATGTTAATGGAAAAAGAAACTGGTAAAAAGTTATTACCAACCTATTCTTTTTGGAGATGTTATACAAAATATGCTGATTTAAAAAAACACAGAGATAGACCTTCTTGTGAAATAAGTGTTACCGTTAATATTAATGGAGATGGTACACCCTGGCCAATATTCATGGACGGTAATACATTGGATTTAAAAACAGGAGACGCTGCTATTTATTTAGGTTGTGAAATAGAACATTGGAGAAAAGAATTTAAAGGAGATTATCAATTTCAAACATTTTTACATTATGTAGATGCGGAAGGTAAAAATAAAGAACATTACATGGACAAAAGAAAATACTGGGGATGCAATAAATGAGATTTGATCAAAAAAAAGATGGTTCTTGTGAAATAATTTTTTCTGAAGAAGAAATTAAAATAATCACAAAATATAAAAAACTCTATCTAACACAAGAATTTTTAAGACATTTTTCTAATGCTTTAGTTAATATGACTATACAATTTAATAAAAAGTTTGATGAAAAAACAAAAAAATTAGATACTTTTCCCGACACTAAAATAATAACTAATAAACCAAAAAAGCAAATATAAAAGTTTATGGTATTTGTAAAGGATGTAAATAAGTTATTGAATTATCTTCACAATAATTTTCCCAAGTTTTATTTAGGGGAAAAGTAATACTTGAATAATCTAGTGCTTCTAAATAATTACAATAATTTTGACATGGTGTATAAAAAGCATTAGAGGAATTATGTGTTAAAAAATTCTTAAAATAAGATACAATATCTTTGTGATAAGATAATAACTCTTCTTCTGTTAAATTAAGATCAGAAAAATCTCTATCTGTAAAAGTTGCAGATCCATTAGAAATATTTATGTCAACTAACTCTTGTTTAATTTTTAAAAAATTAGCATCAGAAATATCTATTGTTGTGTAAGGAGGAAAAGTACAATTTAAATTGTTTTTATCTGTATCGTTTTCAGCTATTTTATATACATTATTTTGATCATTAATTATTAAATAAGACATTTTTATTGACCTCCATCATCATAAAAAGTTAAAGAACCTGGACCACCAGCAACTCCAGAATTTCCAGAACCACCTTGTGCAACGTTTCCGCCAGCTAACCAATTTGAAGTTGGTAAAGAGCTATTAGATCCAGGAGCACTTCCAGCCGATCCACTGGGAGCGGGATTATTACTATTTGGAACTGCACCACCACTTCCTCCTCCTCCGTTAGCTGTAAATAAACCTGTTACGTTAGTTGCTCCTCCAGCATTTCCAGGGTTACCAGGAGCATTACCTCCATTACCTCGGGCTCCTACAGCGTAACTATATGATGTACTTGCTGCTATATTACCTGAAAATAAACCGAAACCACCGGCTCCTCCATTACCAGGACTAGAATTAGGACTATTATTTGAACCAGAACCCCCACCACCAGCTTGAACAAAAGCATAATATTTGGATGCATTTGAGGGTGTTGTAAAATTTCCTGAAGATGGACCACCAGCTAATAATCTTGGGAAATAACTTCCGTCACCACCGGCTCCAGCAGAAGCTGCAGTTAATCTTCCTTGAGCATCCACAGTTATGTTTGCAGTTGAATAAGTTCCAGCGGTTACTGCAGTGTTGGCTAATTTATCGGCTGTTACTGCATCGTTTGCAATTTTAGCAGTTGTTACATTCGCATCCGCAATTTTAGCAGTTGTTACATTCGCATCCGTAATCATTGCAGTTGTTACTAAACTATAAGAAAGGTCTGTCCCATCTGATTTTAAAACTGTGTTAGCGGCACCTTTTGCTAATGCAGAAGGATCTCCTGATGCATCTCCAGTGATAACACTGCCTCGAGCGAGACCTGCCATTTTAGCTAAAGTTACTGCGTTGTCTTGAATCATTGCAGTAGTAATTGAATCAGCGCTTAATGCACCTAAAGAAGTATCATAACAACCTGTGTTTGTTGCAACACCATCAAAGTAAACAAGTCTGTAATCTTTTTCATCAGTTGCCCAAGTGACCGTGGCCCCTGAACCAGAAGCTGCTTTTAATTGAACTGTGTAAGCACCTGATGTGCTATTTTTAATTATGTAAAAATTTTCTGTAAGAACAGGCATCGTTACAATTTTATTTCCTGTAATCGCTTCTGGAGAAACTGCACCTAAAATAATAACTCTATTTTGAGCAGCACCTGTTAACGCTCCATCATCTATGGTTAATGCTGTAGTGTTAGCTCCTGTGCCTGCTGCGTTTAAAGTTTGAACTTTAAACCCACCTAATAATTGTTCTGCTAAAGTTAAATTTGCGTTAGTTTTTGTTCCCCAAGTACCAGCGTTTTCGCCGGTTGCCATTAACTCTAAACCAAGATCTGTGTATGTTGATGCCATAATTTTGTTCTCCTAAGCTACGTGTGTTACATCTGTATACGATGTTTCACCCACAACGTCAACAGTATTATAATTTGTATTTCCCGCTATATTAACGTCTTGATACCCTAATATAATAATATCACCTACACTAGATGTAGCTTGTTCTCCTTGTAAACCAATGGTAATTGACGAAGGTGTTATTACCCCAACTGTAGATGTTGTTGATACTCCCGTTAACGATACACCTATTTCAAGGACCGGGGATCCCACAGAAGATGTTGTTGATACCCCAACTAAATCTATAAGTTCAACATTGACAACCTCTACTGATCCAACGGAAGATGTCACTGAAAGTCCGGTTAATCCCACTGCATCTGCAGGTGTAATAGCCCCTACTGAAGATGTTGATGAGAGTCCTGTTAATCCGATTACATCTGAAGGTGTAATAGAACCCACTGATGATGTTGCATTAACCCCTGTTATAACAGGTGTAGAATCTATGACAAAATCTAAAGAATCAACACTAGAAGTAACACTAACTCCTGTCAGAGATACAACAGATTCTAAATTTAAAATAGGTGACCCAACACTAGATGTTGCACTTACGCCAGCGAGTTGTTCTAATTTATTAAATGAATCTCCATAAGGTTCTTCACCCCAACCATTTCTACCCCAACCTACTAGGGTTCCAGCATTATCAAAAGTTCCGAGTTCTGTCTGTGCTTGTAGACCTGTTGTTGATACAATAGAAGTTAAATCTAAATTTAGCGATCCCAATGTAGATGTGGTACTTACTCCCGTTAATTCTGCAGTAATAATTTGAGTAGCTGTGATACTCCCAATACTGGAAGTTAAACTTAACCCTGTTGGTTGTACAGCATATTCATCACCCCAAGCGGAATTACCCCATTGTTGTCTACTCCAACCTTCTTCGTTAAAAGATTCTACTGACCCTATTGATGTTGTTGATTGTACACCGGTTAAAGAAACGATTAAAGTATTAGATTGCCAAGAATTTTCGTTCCATGCTACTGAAGGATTATCGCCACCCCAAATAGATGCCATAAGGATTACCTCCTTATGCTATACGAAGGATTGCGTTTGATGCGTCTGCTGCTGGAAATTGAATTGTAAAAGTTCCACTTGATACAGTTTTGTCTCCACCGAATGCAATTGCACAAACTGCTCTATCGGCATTTGTATCATTATATATTAAACATCCATTAGCTGTAAATGAAGCAGAAGTAAAACTAACATCTGCAAAATCACAACAAGCTGTGTCACCAGATAAAGCTGGAGTTACACTTGTAAGTGCTATACCACCTGCAGAATAAGCTGATCCTGATGTATTAGAAATTTCGTTTGTTGAACTGTAAGCTGTTGTTGATTTATTTAAAGTTGCTGAACTTGTGTATAAAGCTAATTTAAAACTGTTTCCAGATGATGCTGTAAAATTATGTAGAGCTTGTAAAACTTCTGTTTTAAAACTGTTACATACTGCTGATGTTATTGCCATAATTTTTTATCTCCTAATTTAGGGTGAAGGTGATTTGACTTGTATTCTAACAGTTCCGTCAGTGTAATCGTCTCGTCTTCTTCTCCCAATTTGCATTCCTGCAAACTGTTGTATTGATGTTTTATACTTATTCTCGTACAGTGTCAACATCTCCATTGGACCTTTTAAGTAAGAAAATGCTTCTGATAAACAAGCATATAAAAGTCCTTGTGGGAAGTAATTA